ATTGCAAAAATTGAACACGAAGAATCACCTTGGGCCATTGAATATGATCGGGATCTGTAATATTATAAATAATAGTTGAATTGAACTTCAACCGTATTATGATCACATATTATTAATTAGAGGAAAAAAGATATGGCACTCTTTACACCATCAGAATCTCCTGCGGTTGTCGTACGGGAGATTGATCTGACAGGTGGCGTACCTAATGTGCAATCCACAACAGGTGCTATCGTCGGAAACTTTAGATGGGGACCAGTAAATCAGAGAACAGCTGTTGCTAATGAAGCAGAGTTGGTCGAAACATTTGCATCTCCAGGCACATCAAACGCAGTTGATTTTATCTCTGCGACACAATTTTTAAGATATTCAAGTTCACTACAAGTTGTTCGGTCAATTGACTCGGATGGCAGTGGTAACCTCTGCCTATCTGCTCTTTCAATGCAAGGTACCACAACTGCTTCACCAGATTCTAATGGAGCATATACCTTCACTAACCCACAGATTCTAAACAAGTCTGACTTTGATGCAAGACAATCTTCACTTGAAGCATTTGGTGCTGTTGAAGATTCAGATGTCGGTTACGGCTTTGTTTCTAGATTCCCTGGCGCACTTGGTAATAGCTTAAAGGTAGCTTATCTACCTGCTATTGACTCATCCGATACTGTTACATTCCCAGCATGGACTTATGCATCAAGCTTTGATGCTGCTCCACAATCATCAATCTGGGCAACAGGTAAAGGGTCACGGAATGATGAAATGCATCTCGTGGTTGTTGATGAAGATGGCGAGTTTACAGGAACTCGTGGTACTATCCTTGAAAGATTCTCGAATCTCTCTATTCTTACTGATGCTAAGAATACTGAAGGCCAGTCAATCTATGCAAAAGATGTAGTTAATACTAATTCACAATACGTCTATTTTGTTAACTTTGACCAAGCAATGGAAACTGCCGGTGCTGGTGGTGCAACTGCACTTTCAACTGACTATAAACTGGATTCAAACTTTGCTAGATCTGCAAGTCTTGCATCTGGTGTAAACTCAGGTACACTCAAGACATCTGCAATCCTTGGAGGTTTTGACCTATTCGAAGATAAGGATCAAGTTGAAGTTGACTTCTTAATTGCTCCTGGCCTTAATGCTGCGGCAGACCAAGCTACAGTTGTTAATGATTTGGTTTCAACTGCTCAATCAACTCGTAAAGATTGTGTTGTTGTTGCTTCACCAAACCGTAATGCAATCGTTGGTGTTACATCAGATGCAACTAAGGTCACAAACACAGTAACAACTGTTGGTTCATTTACTAAATCATCTTACCTTGTGGTTGATAATAACTACCTTAAGGTTTATGATAAGTACAATGATCAATATATTGAAATCCCTGCGGCATCAACAATTGCTGGTATTATGGCATCAACCGACTTTAATCGTGCTCCTTGGTTCTCACCTGCAGGATCTAGACGTGGTCAGATGTTAGGTATTACTGCTCTTAACTACAGCCCAACTAAAGCTCAAAGAGATACTCTTTACAAAGCTGGAGTTAACCCGATTGCAAATATCCCTGGTCAGGGTGCTTTGTTGTTTGGTGATAAAACATTCCTTGGTCGTCCATCGGCATTTGATAGAATCAATGTCAGACGTTTGTTCCTTGTTCTGGAAAGAGCAATCGGACGTGCGGCAGAACAAGTTCTGTTTGAATTTAACGATGAGTTTACAAGAGCTGAATTCGTTAATATTGTAGAGCCAGTGCTTCGCGAAGTACAGGGTAGACGTGGTATCACTGACTTCCGTGTTGTGTGTGATGAAACAAACAATACCGCAGAAGTTATTGACCGTAACGAATTTAAAGCAGATATATTCATTAAGCCTGCACGTTCAATCAACTATGTAACTCTGAGTTTCGTAGCTGTCCGAACTGGTGTGGATTTTGAAGAAGTCGTAGGCACGGTTTAAGGAGATAAAAAATGGCAATTTTAGGAGTAGATGACTTTAAGTCAAAGCTCAGAGGTGGTGGTGCTCGTCCTAATCTATTTAAGGCGACAATTAACTATCCAGGATATGCAGGTGGCGATGCTGAACTGACTTCATTCTTATGTGAATCGGCTCAGTTACCTGGGTCGACTATGGGTACAATTATCGTACCTTTCCGTGGTCGTCAATTAAAAATGGCTGGTGATCGAACATTTGAATCATGGACCGTTACAATTATTAACGATACTGATTTTGATGTTCGTAACGCAATGGAACGTTGGATGAATGGTATCAATGCACATTCAGCTAACACAGGTTTGTCTTCACCAATTTTATATGAAGCAGACTTATTCATTGAGCAATTGGATCGCAATGGTGATAGTATTAAGAAATATACTTTCCGTGGTGCTTTCCCTAATGCAATTAGTCCAATCGATGTTGCTTATTCAGCAAATGATGAGATTGAAAGATTCCAGGTTACTTTCGAGTACCAATACTTCGAATCTCAAGAACCATCGACTACTACTTAAATACATAGTAGAAATGAGGGGCTGGGGAAACCTAGCCCCATTTTCTAGAAAGGAAAGATAATGGCAGCAGAACAAGGAAAAGGTCTCAGATTATTTGGCTTTGAGATCAAGCGTGCAAAAGACGAGGATCCTAAAAAACTCCGTCCATTGTTCCTGCACGTGACGATGATGGTGCTGGTTATGTTACAGCATCTGGTATGCATTATGGCCAGTATTTAAATATTGATGGTGACGATTCAAAAGATAACCATCAATTAATTATGCAATATCGTGGTGTTGCAATGCATCCAGAAGTGGACATGGCCATTGAAGATATTGTGAATGAATCTATTGATGTTTCTACAAATGATGTATCTGTCGATATTAATCTAGATGGCATTGAAATTAGCGATAGTATTAAAAAACAAATTAAAGAAGAATTTGATAATGTCTATGCCATGCTTAATTTTAATGAGTATGGGCACGATATTTTCCGTAGGTGGTATGTTGACGGCCGATTATATCACCATTTGGTAGTTGACGAAGGTAACCTTAAACAAGGTATTAAAGAAATTCGTCCTATCGATGCATCCAAGATGCGTAAGGTCAAACAAGTTAAAACAAAAATTGACCAAGTAACCGGTGCAAAATTAATTGAAAAAGTAGATGAATATTACATCTATCAAGAAAAGCCAGGTTCACAAAATTCTGGTGTTAAAATGACTGACGATTCTATCAGTTATGTCACATCAGGTCTTTTAAACGAAGACCGCAAAAAGATTGTTTCGTATTTACATAAATCATTAAAAGCAATTAATCAATTACGCATGATGGAAGATGCATTGGTCATCTATCGTCTTGCTCGTGCTCCGGAACGTCGGGTATTCTATATTGATGTTGGTAACCTACCAAAAGGTAAAGCCGAACAATATATGAAAGACATCATGACTCGGTATCGTAATAAACTTGTTTATGATGCCAAGACTGGTGAGATCCGTGACGATCGGAAACATATGTCAATGTTGGAAGACTTCTGGTTACCCCGTAGAGAAGGTGGCCGTGGTACTGAAATATCATCATTACCTGGTGGTGAAAATCTAGGTCAAATTGATGATATTGTTTACTTCCAAAAGAAGATGTACAAATCACTCAATGTTCCATCCAATCGCCTGGAACAAGAATCCCAATTTTCACTTGGTCGCTCATCAGAAATTACTCGTGATGAGTTAAAATTCCAAAAATTTATTGACAGACTACGTAGAAGATTCTCCCATCTTTTCTATGGTATCCTTAGAAAACAATTGATTCTGAAAGGCATTATCACAGAGGAAGATTGGAACGAATGGAAAAATGATATTATCTTTGACTATCAAAAAGATAATCACTTTACAGAATTAAAAGAAGCTGAACTACTCAGAGAGAAGATTCAGACATTGGACCAACTCCAAAATTATGTTGGTGAATTCTTCTCAAAAGAATGGGTACAGAAGAATGTACTCCACTTCTCTGATGAAGAAATTGAAGAAATGAGTAAACAAATACAAGGTGAAATGGGTGCTGGTGCACCGGAAGGAGATGAACAATGAGCGAAGAAACTGAAGTAGTAACAAATCCAATT